GCTGCGCGGCATCACTATCCGCGTCTCTTTTCAGTGACTCGTCAATCCATCGGTTTACCTCTCTCTTTAAAAAATCAACCTGACCCCGTTGGAACGGGGAAAGGTATTCAGGATTCTCGGACATTTGGATCCTCCACACTTGTCTCGAAAACACTGATGTTATCTCCATGACAAATAACGCATAGAGACTTGGTCAGTTGCTCCAAGGTTTCTACATCCATTGGAAACTCTGCGGCCTCCCATTCAAACTGGCAATCCTCGCAGTACAGATCCAATGTCTTCCTTCGACCTTGCGGCCCCACGCTTATGAGCTTAGGCATCCACTACCCTCCAAACATAACAGGGACTACCGATCTCATAAATGTGATCGACCTCGATCTTCCCTTCTTTGTGAAACTTCGACATGTAGTATCGAACCGTGGATATTTTAATCCCTGTTCGATCTGCCAGTTGAACAGACGTTCCTATGTCACGCCCCAGTTCATTGAGCAGTTTCTCTCCACGAGTTAGTGTACTTGACATTTTTCACCTCCTTGTACTTTTTCTAACCAATTTTCCTTCGATGCTTTGAGCATCAACCCCGCCGCCATTTGCATGTCTTTGCTTGTCCAATACTTCTGGGCAATATTCATGATAGTAGCCATGATCTCCGAGTCAGTCATGTCCTTCGGAAATAAAGACATCATGTTATCGAAGTATGCGGCCTTCTCGAACTTGTCATCAGGTAAATCAAAATTCTCTCGACACACCATAGACATGATCACGTTTTCCTTTGGAAGGATCGACAGATGTTTTTCCATCTCCTCCCATGTATCGAAGGTGATCCAATCTTTCTCAGTCACCTTGCCGTCTTCAGTCTTAAACCAAGATACTTGGTACAATTTACTTCTCCTTTTTTTCTATTTTGTTAAGCAGTGCTTCTGCTGTTTGTAATGAACCCAAAGCTTTTGGATCCATCGCTCTCATCATGCCCTCGAACAGATGCTTTGGCATGTCATCCTTGCATTCGATGTACATGTCCAACATCAACTCTTCGAGGTGCTGTCGCAAACCAACGAGCATCATCAGCTTGTTGGTTGGTGCGACATTACCTGAGTTAAGGTACTCTTCCGAGAATCTCAACACTGGTTCGAAAGGATAATCTTGATTGAGTACAAACTCCAAGATCTGTAGCTCCTTTCCAAAGGTCGTCATTGCATTGTCTCCTTCTCAACATCATCCTCGTCCACGTTCCACGCCAACTCAACCGTTATGTTATGGTAGTGGCAGTAGCCTATCGATGCATATGTTTTCTGAGGATCCTTCAAATGATCCCCGATCAACGCATGACAACCACTGGTGTCATCCATCACAAGTGACAGGAAGTATCCACTCTCACCATCGGACCACGAAACAATCCGACCTCCATCCGAAGAGGTAGTGAACTCTTCACCTATAGCACGAGTTAACCCTGATATTGCCCACACGAAATCACTTATCGTGTCAGGCATGTGATTGCTCACCATTTTATCACCATTCTTTTCGGTCTTCTTCATTTCTCCATCCTTCCCAATATGCCTCGATCTCATTTTCTGACATCTCTTTTTTAGGTACAACATCCGAACCTATGTTATCCAACCACATGTGTGGCTCTGGCTCCCGACCATAGTATCGGTCTGCGGCCCCACGGTCTGAGGCTCGATCCTCCCGATCCATCATCCAAGCTTTTACTTTACCCATTTTTTTCCTCCTTTAATCTGAGTTAAGATATGATTGCATTTCATAGTATGACCCATTCACTGGACCCCATTCGCATTCCTCGCAAACACGAATGATCTTAAATGTGTCAGGATCTTCTGACGCATAAAGGTGATCAACTTTATCACCGCAATAGTCACATGTACCCATCACCAATCCTCCTTAAATACCTTGCGGAATATCTCATCCAACATGTCTTCCATTTCACGATCCGTCATTTTGACACCTGCCAGTCCTCAAGAACCGTCGCCTGATGGCACTCAATGTACAACCCTTCAGGCTGATCGTCCTTAACAATGTCAGACAAAACCATCCAAGCATCCCAAGCCATCCTAGCAACACCATCGTAGTACCCAGTCTCTAGGTCCTTGACCAATTGCTGTAACTCACCAAACTCAGGGTCCTCTTCATCGTACTCATACCCATTGAGATACTCTCGGGCAGACTCGAGCGTCTGATCGATGTACCAAAGATTGGCAACGTGGGTGTTCTTGCAAACATAAGTGCTTACCTCACCGTCCAAAGTTTGACTCACTATTACTTGTACCTGCATGCTTCATCCTCCTCTATGACCTCATCGATGTGCGGTCTCCATGCCTTGTCTATTCCGTCAATAAACGTACCCATAAAGTCCATGCCCTCGTCCTCATATTGTGCACGGACCTTGACCCCCATGTTGTGTAGCTTCTTCCATATCGGAATAGGTGGACCCCATGCCGTCCAACATTTGAACGTGAACCAAGCCTCGTTCTCATGCCTGTCAAGATCATGGATCATCTCAACCTCGCACACATCCCACTTGGTGCCCCAAAAACCAAGACGCCAGTAATACCATGCAGGAGTCTTCGTTTCGAAACCATACTTCTCAGTCTCGTCCACATCAGGCAGTAAATATGTTTTAAGTGGCATCGGTGACACAACATCACAGAACCGACCGTTCTCCGACAGGCTGTGGTGTAAGTATTGGACCACGTCCCTCGGACCTCCAACCTCAACAGATTGATAACAATGATTTGGCATTACACCCCCCAATCTAAAAATTTTTCATCACCAGTAATCGGGCAGTCAAAGTGACCATCCGCACCAATGTCTTTCTTGTAATCTTCCTTTAGAATTCTGTAGAACTCCTTCTCGTTCTTCGCCTCAATCGTACCGAACATAGCGCCGTAGTCGCTATCAAAACAAAAATGATACTCTTCCATTATTCCCACTCCTCTACATTGAAATCTACGTCCTCGATGTAATCACCATCGTATTCCTTCCAGAACAAATCACCATCGTTCTCTCGAGCAAGACGCTCGGCCTCGACTTCATCAGCAGCCAACACCTCGGCTACTCGAGTGACCGTGTACATACGCGACACATTATAAAGTTTCTTATCCATTACACGTCCCCCAATTCATCATGTAACCTACTGATAATCGCGCCCAGTGCAGAACCCAAATGCTTGCGGTCACAATTCAAGACCACATCCTTAACGTCATAGTTGTTCGGATCTCGATACTCAGTGTTGGCACTGCACGACTGAGGGTGGGGCTTGGCCTCCTCTTCAGCAATCATCCGATCAATCGTCTCTTGGTTTGATCCTGACGTATCGAGGTTCGGGTCTCGCAAACAATTGTGCAAGTTTAAGAACTCAAGCATCTCCGTCTTCGAGGTGGGAACATCGATCTCCCACCAGTCTTTACCAAAAGCTTTCTTCGCATCCGATTGGGTCCCTGCCCAACCACCTTTTTGATCATAATATAATCTCATAACTTCCCCCTAATCAGTAAAATGTAAATCAAAACGATAGTACGGCTCACAATAGCCCCACTTACAAAACGGCATCTGCAATGACACATGCACCGCCCACTCCCACGGCCCTGCCTCGAAAGCAACACACCAGAATTTACCATAACCTCGAGCCTCTGTTTGCTCGGGTGTGTAAATGCAAACCTCAATCTCAGGCTTCATGCCTACGTTCTTGGCCCACTTACACAATGCTTTATACAAACCTTTGGCAGCACCTGCCTTGGTCTTATACTTCTCGGGGTTCCAATCTATGACCATGGTCCCCTCTTCCATACAATCAATCGCTAACATTACACGTCCTCTCTTTGACTGTTCAGGTATCCCAATTCTTTTATAACGGTATCCTCACAGATGTTGGTGGCGGAGGTTACTCTTTCGATCCCCATTTTTTCCGCAGCTTCAGTCATCTCGAACAATGCGGACAGTGCATTCTGTAAAAATTCTTTCTTGTCCTTACGGCTGTATTCGCCTTGTTCATTTTTCTTAGCAATTGCACCGTTGCCGATGTAAATGCCTGTTACCCAATCTGGGGTTATTTGTGGTGTCTTTACCATTAGTAAACTACCCTCCCTAATAAATCGTTTAAACTAATATCGTACTTTTCTTCACATCGAGTTGCCGCAAAGTTGATCGCGCAATCGTACATCAGGTCGTAATACTTATCCTGACCATAAGCAGGTTTCGCGTCTTCTGCGTGAATTGCATGATCGACCAAGTACTCCAAACCTGCTTTGTCAGCGGCTGCTTGGATCTCGTTACACAAATCCATGTAATCTTCTTCGTATTTCATTTTTTAAATGCTCCTCTTGCGTTTTATATAGATGGGGACTTGTCAAAGGTTTGTCAAGTTGATTTGATAAAATAAATAAAAAAACTTTCTATATAATACTTTTTGACCCCCCCTTACATAAAAAAAAGTTTTTGAAAAACGTGTGAAAAGCGTATTAAACGTATTACAGATCGATAAAGTATTTATATACAGAGAGTTAACCCCCAACTCTCATCCGTATTACGAGCGTATTATAATACGTTACAGGTGTATTAGATCTTCTAATATGCCCTGAGTCGATTTTCGGAATTGGTTTTTTTCTGGTGTTGGGTGTAAAAATCGTAATATAACAAGTCAGAATAATACGGTACTAATACGGTAAATAACATTAGGAGACTAATGCGGTGACAAAAAAAGATATAGAAGAAAAGCACGAAAGAAAGCTTACCAATAGACAGCTAACTTTCGCAAGGCACATAGTCGAGGGCATCTATTCGAATGCTGAAAGTGCGAGGCAAGCAGGGTACTCACCAGAACTGGCAAACGAAAGAGCATCTGTTTTGTTGAATGGTCGAGACTATCCACATGTTGTCGATCACATCAAAGAGCTTCGAGAAGAGCGAGAACGAAGGTATGGGGTGACCACAATTGGTCAACTCGAGCGACTGCATCAATTGTCTCGAGGAGCCGAGGATGCAGGGCATTTTTCAGCAGCCATCAACGCAGAGAAAATAAGATCTGCCTTGGGTGGTTTGACCATCGATAGGCGCGAGAACATTAACACCGTTGACCAGATGACCAGAGACCAGATTGTGGCGCGGCTCGATGCACTTAGAAAACAATACCCACAGGTTTTTGAAATTGAGACAGAATACAAGGATATTACACCAAATGAGCAAGGGACCAGAAGCGAACTTTTGGAACACGATAAGGCAGAACTTGCCGAAGAAGTGCTTCGCAACGAGGATTGAAAACAAACATGGGGGCGGTGTTCCTGATGTTCACATGGTTTGGGACCACATACCTTTATGGCTCGAACTTAAAACAGTGAAAAACAACGCAATTAAAATTTCTGCCCATCAGATAGCGTGGCATATGGCGTATTACGCTCGAGGCGGTGCATCCTTTTTCTTGGTCAAGCACCTCCCGACAAGGCATCTATATTTGTTTGAAGGGTGCCAAGGACCTGATTTGCTATCTAAAGGTTTAAGCAGCACCGTGGGCCAACGGTTCGAGGACATAGGTTCGATGTTCGATGCCCTGCGGCCCCACGCGGCTGATATATTATCGGGCTCGAGGGACCAATGATCGAGGCTCTGCGGCCCTGCGGCCCCACGCGGCCAAATTCCTTGGGCGAGGCGACGAGGTACGAGGAGCCGAGATCCATGAACATGTGTCCGAGGAACGAGGACTCCATTTCTTTAGCGCGGGTACGCCGCGCAAGTGACCGCGTTTAGCGGCACACTATAAACTTTAGCGAGGAACGAGCGACCGGATTGGGGGGAGGAGCGACGAAGGAGTGACGGGGGGCTGCGGGGGCTAATGGATAAAGTGTCCGACGAAGGAGGACTCCATCTATGATAGTAGTAGAAAAGGGACCGAAGCCCCTTTCCTTAGTGCTTAACGATAGCAATTGACTTAGCCTGTTTGTATCCAGCGCAAAGTTTACATGCGGTGCACTGTACTCGATGTCCCGCTTCCTTTGATGCTGGACAGATTGCCTCGAACTTGAAGTCAATGTCCTCTACCTTTGAGACAACTCTGAAGGTACGTTGGTTAGCGGCCCAGTGTTGTTGAGCCTTTTTGTAAGTATCAGCAGACTGCATTGCGATGTCGGGTCGCCAACCTGATTGATGACTGTATGCTGTCCATTCATCACATTCGGATAACAACTGTTCCCAAACGTGCGGCGGTACAGCGGCAGGGTCTCCGTAAGTACCAACTCTTATGAAGCGTCTGATACCAAGTCCAACTCTGTCCGTCCGATTGGTAGCGTCAGGATATACACCGCGTTGGAATGCCCTCCAAACGATTAGAACTCCCTGACCAAGGTTGACGTAACAGTCACGACCTTTGGCTTGCTTGCGATTCGGATCGGTAGTGACCTCGCCTCGCATGATACAGTCGCCACAGATAGCAAAGTCTAGACCTGTCTTACTAGATTCGAGAGGGTTAGTGTCTCGAACAAGTATGTAGGTTTGTACGACTGTGCCTGTCTTACGGTTACGGTTGGACAACGTTGCGATTACAACGATTGGCGTACCATCCAAGAGACTGGGTCCATTGTAGATAATACCTGATTTCATAATTACGTTCCTTCTGTTTGAAAACCGGGGGCAAAGAATGCCGCCCCCGGTAGGTTTGAATTATTTGAAAGTGATGGTTGCCTCCATTTCTTTACCGTCAAGATGATTGCTGACCATCTCCTCGATCTGATACTCATGACCAGACATGTCATACTCTTCCAATGCGGCGTTGATCCACTCGTCAACTTGCCATCTGTGATCCTCGATCTCAAACTCAGAGTCGTTATGACCCATGTCCGCGAGGCGCTTGTCGATCTCAGTGGCTAGTTTGTCTTGCAACAGTAGCCATATTGATTTGCTTAGAGCCTCGAAGAACTCGTCTTTGGATTCGGAAGTGATAAGATTTAGATCAGTCATTTGGATCCTCCTGTTTTGACTGTTGTACCGCAAGGTTGAAACCCATGGCGGCGGCTGTGATGAGATGAGGTCGATCATCACGATTGTGACGATCAACCCAATCCATCAATTCATCCCACGACATTGGGGTATGAAATAGATTCAAAGTGTCCAAGTTACGCTGTCTCCTTGTACTCGATAGGTTTGTCGATGGTGGTCTTGTCCCAACCAACACTGCTCTCAATTTCTCGAACAGCATTCTGAAGAAGGGCGGTCCACTCACGATGAGCGGTACGTTCCGTCGAGTACTTTGACGTTGCGTTGTCTCCTGCTTCTTGCAAGATCCGAACCAGTTCCTTGACCTCACCGACAGTTACTTCGATAGATAAAGGAATGTTTTGATACTGAGAGTAATTATACTTTGGCATGATAGCCTCCTATAAAGTTAACAAACACACACGATTCTTCGTGCGATGGCTCTTATCTCGCTACTCAAATGATCGTGCCGAGTCCCAGTTTACGCAGGACGAGGGAATCGTAAAGGAAGCCGAGCGTCCCCGCGAGGGCA